CGAGATTCCGATGGGAGATTCCTTCAAGGAACTTCCCAACGTTGACTACCCAGTCAACTAGGAACGAGAACGGAATGGCATTCCAGACGATCTTGGGGTTCAAATACACCCCTAAGGAATCAAGAAGGCCAAGCAGCTGCGCATTCGCAACTTGGAAGTCAGACAACGAATAGTTGTATGATACTTCCACGTGGAACCGTGACGGTTTCGAGTTCACTGTACGACGACCCTGAAACACCGAAGCAATGTACTGTTCTTGCCCACAAGGGGCAAGGACGCGTACTATGTCCGATGTCAAAGAAGAAGTCAAAGGGAACTCGTTAAGGTCGACACTAAAATGCCGAACCTGTACCTGTCCTAATCTGGCCACCAACTCAACAGTTTTGTGTTGGTGAGCTATCAGTACCTTTTGAAGGGCACTCAGATCAGAGAGAAACGACAAGACGTTGAACTTGGCTTCCAAGTAACCGCTTGCCGTCCCACGGAAGAGCTGTTTCATCGTGAGTTTGCTCTGTCTAATTAAAGACGTTGCAATATTCACATAAGGGATCTTTGACAAGTTGTCAATAAAATCCCCTAGATGAGACACTGTTTTAGGCAACGACTTGAAGTCTTTCAACTCTATGAGAGTGTTGATCGACGACAAGCCAGCCTTGATTCCCGGCATCATCGAGCTCATCGCTCGTGATTCTAGGTCCTCAAGGTTCTCTGGAGCCGGCACAAAGCCGTTGTCCAGAGGTCGCTTTTGGTAGAACAAAGGGAGATCCTTAATAGGAAAACCCGGCTCTCCAAACATAGATGTAGGCGCGCTGGAAAAACAAGAATTGTTTGTCCAGCCTTGCATCCCGACGAGTTCTTCATCCACCTCACACTTCCACAATGAACCGTGGTCGTAGTAGGCAGTGAGGAACACGCGGAGTGGTGTCTGACGCGGGAGCCGTTTGATACGATAATGTTCAAATGACTTCCACTCAGACGTAGAACCTCCATTAGCACCTAAAGTGCTATTAGGAGTCATTTCTTCATAATACTCAGATCTCTCTGAATACGCAGAATAGTGAGGCCCATACGGATCACCATATATCTCTGGGACCGCCCGAAGGCGGGCCCAGTTGAATGCATGGACGAATCCGGGTGAGGTTC